CCCCTAAAGGCCACCCCACGTTCTACGGAACACTCCATTACCAAAGGAGTCGTGTTAGTATGCCACCTTCTATCAGCAGAACTACAACCGCCCAAATAGGGACGTTGTACTCCGCCGGTGTTCCGACACCTCAAGTCTTTACAACTAATAAAGTTGAAAAAGTCTTTTGGTTCGGTAAGGAGGGCAACCGAGGATACCCTCACCTATTAGGACAACGTGATATAGGTCATGGCATGCACCTTTCGGCGCATGAAGACGTATATGACTTAGTCGATATAGGTGATGCGGTATGGTTCGGTAGCAACCCGAATGATGTCCATTATAAGGGCAAACTTCAGGTAGCTGTAACAGCTGGAGGATATTGGAATCAAACATTCCTTCCTGACAGCTGGGGTGCCACGGCATACAGTAAGATGAAGCCTACGAACCCCCAGTTCTCGTATTTTAATTCAGTTTATGAATTAAAAGACTTGCCTGGGATGCTTCGTCAAAGACTGCACTCAAATGGACTCAAGAATATAGGTAGTTATTACCTTGCTCTCAAGTTCGGATGGGAACAGCTCTTCAAGGATATACGTCGAATGTGCTCTCTTCAACAGAAAGTACAAAAGAAGTTATCCTGGCTTATACAACACGAAGGCCAACCCGTGAAGACCAAAACTAATATGGTCGACACTAGGACGGAACAAGGACAGAGTTCTGGGTCATCGTACGGTGCTTTTCAGCCCGTACTTCCGACTCAGTTTTATCACTCTGTTCCCACGTACCGTAATATCGAGTGGTCAACAGATAAGGTATGGGCCGAAGGCTCATTCCGTTTCTGGCTACCCGAGGGACCCAGGGACATTAACTGGACGAAGAGTATGCTATCTGCCTTAGACGGCAGTAGTTTTCCTTCGCCATCGCAAATATACAATGCGATTCCCTGGACGTGGCTAATCGATTGGTTCTCTAACGTCGGTGATATTATTAATAACATCGATGCTGGAGTTGCCAAGGGATTAGCCTCAGACCATTGGTACATCATGCGTGAAGTGGCTTACTATCGGCAATTTACAGCCAATGGTGAGTTCAATCAACGCGATGGTAGTATCAAAAAGGTCACTGGCACTTCCTGGGCGACCGCTACTGAAAAGTATCGGTCTAAGGGAGATCCCTTTGGTTTCGCGACGTCGGCTAGTAATCTGTCGACGTCACAGTTAGCGATCCTTGGTGCATTAGGCTTGTCCAAGCTTCGTTAAACCTACTACAGTGCCCGGCTGTTTCCGGGTGAGTAAGCGTAAATAAGTGGAGCTTCTAATGCTTGCAGATCCTCAGTCGGTCACCATTAATGCTGTGGCCACATCTCTGCCGCGCACCTCTCAAGGTGCTACGCAGAACGTGTACACTAGTGTTGATGGTAAAACCGTCATGACAACCAAGCAGAATATTACTGCTGCTCGGTTTCGTCGTGAAGTCAGACTGGCCCAAACAAAAATTGCGGCCGACCCTATCTCTGCGGTTAACAAAGAGTCGGGTTTCAGCGCGTATCTCGTCATCGACGAGCCACGCTCTGGAGTCTTTAGCGACACTGAGATCGGCTACGTGATCGATGCCTTGAAGACTTGGTTGACTTCAACCAATTACAACAAGGTACTCGGAGGTGAGTTCTAATGAAGAAGCGTAAGATTATTACTATCTCTACGCTGCTTTCTGCAGTTCTCACCACGGTTGCAATGGTCCTTTCGGGCCAGTTGCCGCCTTCACAGTAGTTTCTCGCTAACGGGAGTAAGCAATAGACGGTCCTGTTTCCACCATAAATATGGAGGTCACAGTGAAAAGACCGACCATGCTCGTCGAGGCTATCCTGCATAACGCAGAGATGGACCTAGACTTGTCCGTAGAACGCGATGTCGTATCACTACGACATCGTTTTAAACACGAAGGATGGTCGTTTTTAACGATCACCCTCCCCAAGCTCGCAGATGCCCTTGAACAAGGCCTCGAGCATGGGCTGTTCTCATGTCCTACTAATTTTAGTAGGCATGGAAGTCTCCCCCGTTTTATGGGAGGTTTCTTCAACAGAGTGTTTAATCGAAATGGCGAGCTACGCGATGATGCGCAACCGGAAGTTGTATTTTACATCCGGCAGATCTGTCGTTTCTTCAAGAAACTTAAGATCGCATGTAGCGACAAAAGAAATGTCGCTGCAGTTCAGCACTTCATTGACGTAGAAGATGAACTCCGCGAAATGACGCCTCTTATTGAGAGGGAGGATAACCTCCTAGACTCGATTTCAAGGATCTTGTGGTCTCAGGTTTTTCCTGAGATCGATCCTATGGATCTAGTCTGTCATCACGGTCCTGGAGCTACAGCAGAGAAATTGGCGTTAAACGAACGCCATCGTATTCAATGCTGGAATTCCCGGTCGGAGTTTCTATTCCCTTCTGACCTTCATTGCTATCCCAATTATGAGGTAGCAGCTCGTGTCAGCGGTATAGGGGAACAGATCGACTGTGTCGAAGGACCCAGATTTCTCGATATAAAGGAAGAAATTCCTGTTCGAGTTGTCTTTGTACCCAAAACACAGACGGCACCACGGGTCATTGCTATAGAACCTTCTCATGTCCAATTTACACAGCAATCCGTAAAGGACTATGTGTATAAGATCTTAGAAGGTCATAGCCTGACAAAACGTTCTATACGGTTTACCCGTCAAGACGTTAATCAGCGACTCGCTCGCAGTGGCAGTATCGACAAACGAACCAGTACTCTGGACCTGAAAGACGCCTCTGACCGCGTGCATTTGCACTTGGTACAGAGGATCTTTAAGAACTCAGGCCTCCTCGAATACCTCGAGGATGCGCGTTCGTTACATGCCACTCTCCCGGACGGGAGGAACATCGTACTCTTCAAGTATGCATCTATGGGATCAGCTTTATGCTTTCCTGTAGAGGCAATGGTATTTTATACCCTTGTTCAGAGTGCGATGCACCAACTCGATGGGAGACGTCCGAGTTCACGATCGATACGGAACTATTCCCGAAAGATCGCTATCTATGGTGACGATATTATCGTTCCCGTAGAATACACGGACGTAGTCGTGAGGTACCTGGAGCAATACGCTCTTAAGGTTAACATCAACAAGTCGTTCTCTAAAGGAAACTTCAGAGAATCTTGTGGTGCGGATTACTATAAGGGATATCCGGTTAATCCGGTGTATGCCAGAACAGTACCGCATGATGACTCACGATCCTGGGGAGCAGAAACCGTAATGTCTTGGAATGCGACCGCGGACCTTTTCTATATGAGAGGTCTTTGGCACGTAGCCCAAACTATACGGACTATGCTCAGTCGAGTGGTGAGACGTACCATACCCAAGTCCCGCGTTTTGGGGACTGGGTTAGCCCACTTTAGTTTCATATACACTACAGATTTACGATACGATCGTAAACTGCATTGTTGGAAACAAAAGAGGCTCGTATATCATCCAATCAAAAGAAAGGACAATATCGATGGACACGAACTCGCCTGCCTCAACAAATGGGGCCAATCAACCCTACTACAACTTTCGAGGCCAAAGAGTCCATGTTATCAGGATTCCAATAAACGTCAGTATGCTAAATTTAGCATCGCTGAACGAGTTGGACATCCTGGAACAGGATTCCCTCTGGCTTCGTCAGAAGTTTGGGGAGGAGGATCCCGCGACAGTGAATGTCGAATGGGATCCCAGGCTCCGGGCATTGACACCAGAATCGACGACGTCGGCCTACTCAACGGTCAGCTCCATCTACCGTATGAGGGGAGAGAATCTCCCTGCATACGGAATGTGGCTGGACGAGGTGATGGCTTATGTCTCAGTTCTGAGTGCCAAACACGGCCCGAATTTGACTTCTCCTCAGACTACTGCCTGACGGAAGAAGTTCAATCAGACCCTCTCGGCTACCTACATGGTAGAAGTGAGGGACTGGACTTTCGGACCAGTACGAAGCGCGGCTGCTTCAAGTCGAAAAGCCGATGGATCACACTAGCTGTGTGATGGCGACTTAGTCGTCTCGTGGAG